AGAAGTTACCCCTAAGGTTAGAGATAAAATTTTCCTTTACTGGCCTTTTCCCTACAATTTTAATTAACGCCCAGATTAAAAGTTTCATTGTATGCCTTCCCTAGTTCGCGGTTGCGTCCTTTGCTCATGCTTGACCTCCCCAGCCGCTACCTTTAAAAGAAATACCGGGCGCAGTATACAAGCGTTTCATAGGAACGCCACATGTACATAACTCAGGGTCATTGCACTGGGCAATAGGTTTACAAACATCTTTGTGCATATCACAACTATCACAATAAAATTCATAGGTAGGCATTATTTCTTTGGCCATTTTTCTCTCTGAATCATCAAAGCGATAATTGAATAGTTGAGGGTGTCAATGAGGGTATCTTCAATGGATTCGTATTTAGGGGTTTTATTTCCAATAATCAGAGTCTTAAGGCGCTCCATTTTGTCGTGCATACGAACGAGCAACCCATTCATGGGGCCACCAGGGGCATTGTTGATGTTGTCCGGGCCATAGTCTTGATGCTTTTTAATAAGAATATCTGCTGCTTCAAGAGCAATAGCCTTAACTACTTCTTCAAATGGAGGTGTTGGAAGAGTGTTTGTAGTAGAGGAAAATTGTTGTTTATTTAATCTGATTTTTTCATTTTCTTCTCTAAGTTCTCTTATTGGCTTCCAACGTTCATAAGATTCCTTGTCAAAAAGCTTTCGGCGCTCGTCATCCCAATTATCTGGGTAAGAAAAAGATTTAGCCATGTGTCTCTCCTATCGTAGGTGACGTAAGTGTCGCAAAACATGGTGAGATGTGTCAAGTCCTGTAATAATCTCAGACTTACTCATACCACCAATATCTTTTTGGTCGGTGTAGTCATAATTAAAAAACCAAGAATCAAAATTACTAGAAAAGCCCATTTTTGCCAAATTATAAGCAGCAGCTTTACCTGCATCATCATTATCAAGGGCAAAAATAATGCGGTCTGCCCCCCTAATAATGTTGACCTGCTCCTTGCTTGGAGTAGCCCCATAAATAGCAACGCCCCCGTGGAAGCCCACAGAACGCAATCTAACGGCATCAAGAGGAGATTCAACTACTATCATGTCTCCTCCTGTATAAAGCCCGTAGCCAAAGACTGAGCGGCTCTTTTTCATACCTGTGGGATAGTTTTTGAAATACCTAGACTTATGCCCTTTTTCTTGCCAGCCAATAAGAGCATCTGTGTAAGGGTCTCTAATAGGAATTATCCAATTTTCTTGTCTTGTATCCCATCGGATAGAATAAGCTAAAGATGCTTCAGAAGTAAGCCCCCTGGAACGTAACGCATATTCTGGCACATTATCAAAAGCAGATAAAGTGGCTTCAGAAATGTATTCAAGGTCGTCAAAATCTAATTTTTTAGATTCAGCCCTCTCTAAAGCATTTGATAAGTCTTCCATATCTCCAAGCCATTCCTTGGCTTGAGAAAAGTCTGCCCCATCTTGCCCAAAAAACCCTTTTAAATAGCAGACTAAGTAGTAGAGGCTGCCCTTAAACCCGCAGGAAAAACAAATGTGAGCCCCTGTCTCAGAATTAATATACCAAGAAGGATTGCGGTCTACTTTACCTGTTCTATCTAAGTGACCGGGACATAGAGCTCGTATCTCATTACCTGTTTCTGAGATACTCTCAATTCCAAGTCTGTTAAGAGTAGTTTCTACAGTATTCACAGGTCACTCTCATCCATCTCACGGAAGTGCCCTGTTTCCCAATCCCACAACATTGAAACTTCACCGGGCCCACAATTTCTACTAGCAAGAATTTTTAGAACACGGGTGTCGTCAACATCTTCATCCTCACGGTGGAGGCCAAAGATTACATCAGAATCTTGGACAAAAGATGATGAGTAACCAATACCATCTGTGTTTAATTTTCCGCCTTTAAGCTTCCAACTTAATACCTGAGTTGTAATAACAATCGGTATTTGATATTTCTGCGCCAATTTTTTTAAGGAGCGTGTGATATTAGTCAATGCAATTGATTCATTCATCTTGCCTGTCATTTCATCAATCATGAGATACACACCATCAATGAACAAAACATCAGGGGTGTGCAACTCTAATTTAGCGTCAATTCCAGAAATGGTTGAGGCAGTGGATGATTCAGAAAACCAAAACTTGGTCTGCATCTTTTCCAAGTTGCGAAGCTTTGTGTGGTAACGTGCTTCTTCATCTGGAGTCAAAGACCCTGTAGTCAAACGATGATGCGATATACGGGCTCTCATAGAGTCATAACGGCTAATCTGCTCGTGATTAAGCATTTCAAAAGACTGGAATAAAGGAACAACTCCACGGAGGTGAATGTTGTGTGCAATTTGTAGTGCAAGGGTTGACTTACCTGTTTTGGGAGTTGCAACAATGGTAATTAACTGGCCGCGTTGTAATCCACTAGTAGCTTTGTCAATAGTTTCAAAACCTGTTGGATAGCCACGTAAGCCATTAGGCAAACTCTTAAGTTCAAGATAGTCATCCCAACGCTGCATGGGAACATTAGTAATGTCCACATCAGTAGCAGCAGAACTGGCATCTTGTTCTAATTTTACAAGACCTGCTCGAAGAGCATTAAGAGCTGCCTCATGGTCATGGTCTTGCTCAATCTTAGTAATAGCTTCATGCATCATTAAGCTGGTAGCGGTCTTACGCCGACGCTTAATTAAATCATCAAGAAGAAAGTCAAGTGGGTCTTCAACATTCAATATTTTATATGTAGGAAAGTTCTCTAAAACAATCTCAAGACTGGGCATTTGTCCGTATTTACCATGGTGGTCTCGTAGAAAAATCCAAAGGCGCTTATCATCATCATCAGAAAACCAAGTCTCATTTACTCCACGCTGGTAAAGCTTTACAAGACTCTTATCTGAAATAGCCCGACTTAGTAGACGTGTTTCGCTGTTCACCGTAATCCTTAAAGGTCTAGTCCCCAATGTCCATACATAAGTTGTTTTTGCGGAAGGTCAAGCACGCCAATAACCTCTGGTCTATAAGGCAATTGTGAGACCAACTCATTTATAGTTTTGTAAGAGGAGTGGTATCTAAAGGGGTTAACCCCCACTCTGTCAAGCTCGTTATATAAACGGGTTAATTCATCTTCATTTAGTTCATAAGAAATTAATTCAAGAGTGACGCCTGATGTTACTGTGTAATGGTAAAGCTTGTTTAAAAATAAGTTATCGTAAGAAACATCTTTAATGCTTTTCTTTTTAAACCATTTTCTAACTATAGTCTCAGTCAAATCTGTAAAAAGGGTATTTGAAACTAAAACTCTTTTTGGCATATTATTACTTAAGTCCCCTTTATACATTTTAGTAGACCTCTATTTTCCCAAACTTTAAAACAAATTGCCTAAAAGACTCATTTGACTCATAAGATTTTTCAACCTCTTCTTCAGGGGCTTTATTTGAAATTTCTAATGGATAAGTTCCTTGATTAGTGTCAATCCTAGCTTTTACAAATTTTATGTGCTTACATATGTTTTTACTTTTATACCCTGGGCAGGTGCAATGAAAGTTGGTGTCTTTTTTTACACTAACTTCAAAAACTGCAGGGGAAGCTGAGGATTGACTTAAGAATACTTGAACTAATCGTAAATCGGTATCTCTCATGTTAACGTCCTTCATCGTCGCAAATCCCCCTTAGTAGATTCTAGAACAATATAGGCGAATGCTTCTCGGGCAAAGGACTCCATTGCGGGTCCATAAGTAGCGGCCCAGTTATTTAATTCAATATTTGTGGTTACAATGGTAGGTAATCCATTATTAAATCGGGTTCGAATAATGTGGTGAAGAAGAGACTGCTGCCATCCTGAGCCTGACAGGTGCTCTTTTCCTATGTCATCGATAATTAAAACACGTACGTTGTAGGCATCATCATCTGCTTCTCCAAGGAAACCATTAAAGCGTTGAGACTCCTCGTAAGTTTTATCCGGCGACATAAGAGTTCCCTTAAGGTCAAGTATGTCATTGTATGTTGCAAAGTAGCAAGGTGTAATTAAAGTGTGGTCGGGCTTAACATCAAAAGCGTCAAAGGGCATATCTTTAATTAACTGCTGAATGATGCTAAGAGCCAATGTTGTCTTACCCTGTCCAGGGGTGCCGTAGAACAGCAATCCCTTGCCACACAGCGGGTCACCTGAGGAACGGATTACCCTGCCCTCCTTAACCCTCTCAACCCACTTAGAGACCCTCTGTACATCATTGGGGAACAAGTCTATGCAGTCTTCAATAAGCCACCCTTGGCGGGCCTTTGGAATGGCCGCAATCTTCATCCAAGAACGGCGCCTTACAGGCAATGAATCTAATTCATACATCAGAAATTCTCCCAAGACTTGTCAGCCTGCTCTTTTGCGTGCTCTACCTGCTTTTCAGACACTAGCATCAAGCGAGCTTTGACTGCAAACTCATTAAACCGCGAAATAAAAGTTCGCCAAAGGCGGTCAGAGTCTGTGTGCTTTTGAAAATCCATCGCCTCAAAATATAACTGAAGCATTACAAACTCTATCTCGCCATTGGTGTTGTGCTTTAAACGGGCTTCGGCTAACGCTGGTACAAAACGGCTTTCCACCAGATTGAGAGGGCTAATGTGCCAGTAATCCTCAAGGCGGTCTGCAAATTCGCGGGCAATGTCTAAAGGCCTCCAGACTGCTTTAGAGAGCTCTTCCCTGCGAATAAATCTTTGCTTCTCTCGTTTAGCTAATTGCTTACGCTCATAGAGTTCTTGCTTATCAGATTGTTTACGAGCCAAGTGTTTTTCACGGTCACTCTTGATGTCTTCATCTTCGCTTGAAGTCTTACCAAAAAATTCATAGGGCATTTTTTCTTCTCCTCGTGAGAGAGATTTTAATGACTTATTAGCTTCTAAAAGACTATTGCTAGTCTGCAGTGTGTGCTCATACAGGAGCCGGAAAATCCGATAGTTGTCCTCATTTGAAAGTCCCTTAAAAAGGGGTTCCATGATGGCTTTTATTCCATTATCCGTGACCCTATAGTAACTAACAATACGGTCATTAATCTTTCCTTTTTCAAGTATGGCATAACCATTTTCGCGCAAAAACTTTAAGTCTTTTTGCAATAAATCTTTGCCAACTCCGTACCTGACCATCATATCTTTAACTGTAGGCACGGAGCTATGGGAAACCATATCTATAAGCACTCCCAGTGCTCTTAATGGAATCATTTGCCCATTAATTTCTTTAATTCTGCTGCAATTTCTTTAGCAAAAATTTGGGCCACATAAGTAATTGCATCGGTTAGAACTTCTTCTACCTCAACCTCTTCATCATCTTCATTCTCATCTTCATAAAAGTCTTCACTTTTTTCTTCCATAAGCATCTCTTGCTTAGGCATCAAAGGCTTAGAAGAAACCTCAATATTAGAAGAAGGAGTAATCTCATAAAGCCCTGTTGTCAAATCAAAACAACGAATTCCAACATCTTTACATAGCCTTAAAGCCTCAGAGCATTGGACATCCTCGTCGTCCCATAGCAAAAATCCAACCGAGTCTTTACCTGCCATCAATTCAATAGAATCTTCCAAAGGATTTGTAGAAACTACTGAACTAGAACGCGGGCAATCAAAGGGTGTAGTTTCTTTTGGCGCGTAAAGTATAATTTCCTTGTTGTTATCTTTAGCAAACTGAGCAGCCCACTTTTGTGCAGATGAGGGGGATGACTCAAAAGGAAGGACTAAAGTTCCGCCTTCACCTTTAGCTATAAAGTGGTCATCAATAAGGGCTTCAACATTAGCCCGGGTCGTGTTGCCATTACCGGCAACTAGGATGTAGTATTCCATCTGGTTCTCCTAGTAGTAGGGAAGCCGCACTATAGACAACCCAATATTAGTTTAGCAAATCGCCCCCTCGTAACTCAGTGGATAGAGTAGGAGCCTTCTAATCTCTTAGTCGCTGGTTCGATTCCAGCCGAGGGGACTAAGCGCCATTAGCTCAGTTGGTAGAGCTGCGGACTTTTAATCCGTAGGTCGCAGGTTCGAGCCCTGCATGGCGCACTAATCCCCGGTAGCTCAACGGCAGAGCAGCCGACTGTTAATCGGCTGGTTGTTGGTTCGAATCCAGCCCGGGGAGCCAAGCCCTTGTAGTCCAGTGGCAGAGACAACCGACTTAAACTCGGTACAGCGTGGGTTCGAATCCCACCAAGGGCACTACTCAGAGTAAGTTAGGTTGTAAAGAGCCGACCATCCTGGCCCAATACCAATAGTTCCAGACCCATATAAAATAGCGTCAGAAAGATTGTCTTTTAACCTTGCTTGCGAAGTGTACCAATTTTTATAGTAATAAGACTTAGATGCATCTGCAGTGCCAGCCCATGTAGTTTCTCTATCCCCGCCATCGTATAAAGAATGGCCGTCATAGTGACCATCAAAATAAAAATTCCTAGCAGCTCCTTTTTCAAGCAAAGCATTGTCTACTAAAACAGTAAAAGTTGCACCAGTGTTGTTCGTATCAAAAGATTGAACAACATAAAGGCCAACAATTGCTTTATTATAACTATTAGTCCCCAAAGTTTTACCAATAGAGTTACCGGGAACAACCATGCGTGTCCATGTTGTTGACAAATCCCACATTGCATATGCAGTTGAAGGCGTATCAAAATAAGTTTTACCAGTAGATGTTTTTATCATAGAAGCGCTTCTAGTTGCTTTAAAGTAACGGTCACCAACCTCAGTAATAGTGTAAATTGAAGTAGTGCCAGTTGTATTAAAAGTAGACATGGGGACTGTTCCAGCAGCATCAACATAATAACCTGAAGGTAGTCCAAATATTTGTACTTTATCTGCTTTTAAGAATTGATGGGGAGTGTTAGTGTAAAAAGTAGCGACTGCTCCGTCAGACGATACACCCTTAATAGTTGGCAAATTATCAATTCTATAGTCTACGCCATTTCCACGATTTGTAATTATGTAAGGAAGCGCCGCCACTCCAATTCCGGTTGCTAAAGAAGATGCTGTTCTAGCACTAACACTAAATACATATTGGGTATTAGTATCCACAGTGATACCAGACACAGTGGCACTACTAGTAGAGCCGTTAAAGTAAATATTTTTACACATAAAAAAGTTTGTAAAAATATTTGAAAAGACATAAGCGTTATTATCAAATAAAGAACTTGTATTTGTTCCAGATGAAGAAGTGGTAAAAGAGGTTGGGCTATTAATACTAATAATGCCTGTTGAAATATCGCCTGTTCCTGAAGTACCGTCAGGTACTGTTGACCCACCAGTCATAGTTTGGCTAGCAGTTACATAAGTAGGCCAGCTTGTATTTACTACAATGTTGCCGCTTTCATCATATGAGGCACTAGAAATTGGAACTAAATCATTAAACGATGGATTTAGTGCTTGAACATTCACACTGCCTGACGAAGGTTTATACATCGTACAAGCAACAGAAGTTCCTAAAGGAGAATTTGCCACTGTTAATGTAAAAGTCGTTGTACTAGTTACGGCTATAGTTCCGCTAATACTCGCGCCAGTAGAAGTTATTTTAACATTTATTGTGTCACCTGTTGTGTAGCCATGTCCAGCACTAACAGTAACTGTGGAAACTGTTGTAGAAATTGTTCTAGTATATGTTCCTGATGTCGCTGAGGGTGTTGTTAAAGTTACTGACCCTGAATAAGAACCTGCTATATGAGCAGCAGTAGTTCTAGTAGCTAAAGCAAATCCAGACGCACCAGTCACCATCGGCGCAATATAATTTGATGTATACCAATAAGTTGTGTTAGTTTCAAAACTAGGATTTAAAACTTCATTAATTCTAGTTGGGGTGATAGTTATATTAACAACTCGGGCGTCTTGAAAAGTAGTGGCTGAAGAACCCTCTTGAAATTGAACGCCATCCATATACATAATATCATTATTTACGCAACTAATGAAGGTGACAATTGGAGTAGCATAAGCAGCATTTGTTGGGGATGTTGCAGTTACTGTTGCTCTTTGCCATGTGTTAACAGCGCCAGAAGCAGTGTTTAAAGTAGTACCGTAGGCTGAAGTACTTAAAAAAGTTCCTGTACTGTCATACCACATAATAGCAAGTTTGACACTTTTTCCTGCGCGAGAACCCCTGTTAAAAAAAGCGCTAAATGTATATTGATTAACATCTACCACAGGTATATTTGCTTCTAAAGCAGCCTGTTTATCTTCCGCAACAGATGAAAACCAAACTTCTGTTCCAGCAGAAATAGTTGATTCTAAATTGTTAGATAAAGTTAATGACGCTGTTGTAGCCGTTATACCCGTTACATAAGTGCCTTTTTTAACAGAAGGATTAATTACATAGTCCCCAACTTCTGCAATTAAAGGTTTGCATATTAAAGTATTTGTTGCTGCAGTGCCTGTTACTGCTACTGTGATTTTAGGAGATAATTTTAAAATAACATCTTGTGTTGCACCAAGAACTGCCGTCATTTTTAAAAACCCTTTAGACGCAAAAATTCCTTGATATGCATCTGAACCGCTATATCCATAAGGATAAACAGAAGCTTCACTTGTTTTAATCCATGATGCAAATGAATTGTAAGGAGCAGTAGCGGAATATCCCGTACCAGTACTTGTGTTAGGAACCCAGCTACCCAACGACTCAACAAAGCTAGAGGAGTTATAGTCAAGCAACATGTTAACCCCGCCACCAGGAACTTCTGCACCAGGAACTCCTCCTGGACTTATGCGAGAGCTGTAGCCTGTGTATAACTCAATAAAGTTTTTTATACCCGCTGTTGAACCTACTTGCGTGTACATTTCAATTAAATTAGCAAGTAAGGTGCGCCCTTGAGAAACACTCATATCTCCATACAAAGACGCTCCAAATTGATTAAGTAAAGCTGTCAGCAATTTAGCATCAACAGTAGGAACTTTGTGCATGTCAAATATATTTGTAGCCTGCTGCTTATATAAAGAAAGATGGAATGCAAACAAACCCAAAAAATCTTCCAAGTCTGTGTTGTCTGGTTTATAGACTGCTGGTATAAACTCTAGTAAATTATTAAATAATCCATCATCTTTAATTACCGGAGTGGAAGCAGTAGCACTTCTAGTTACATATTGATTTGAGATGACAGTGTATGTCATAAACAATGCGTAATAAACTGTTTTACCTTGTAATGAAGTTCCTACAACCCCTTTACCGGGGTTTACGGTGCTTGAAGTATTCGGAGCCCCAGTATCAAAGAAATGATACTTTGAAGAAATTCCTAAATAAGTACTACTTTGAGCGGGAGCGGATGTCCATGTATATAAAGTTTCGCCGTCTGTTATTGATGTTGGATAACCCTCTACATTTCTTACAAGAGTTACGCTGTCCCAACCCGTAGAAATAAAACTCCAATAAAGATGGGTAACTCCATAGTTAGATGGCCGCACATGAAGAGTTGTTTTAGAAGAAGCAGCAAGTGCATTAGCATCTGTCATGTCGGGTCCTTGACCAAAATAAAGTTATCATTAGTTAAAGGAATTGGAATTTCATTAATGTTGTAAGTTAATTTTGTAGCGCTTGTAACTGTTCCATCAGCAGATGTTGGATTTGTTGTAGTATTTTGATTTTCCATACGCGTTATTTTTAAAAATTGGACACCGCTAATTGAGTATGTACCTGCAGCATTAAGGATGTCTTCTTGTGAAATAGTTTCATTAAAGCTTACATTGTCAAAAGCAAGAAGATTAAATAATGCTGCTTTAACCTTTTCTTTTACTTCTGTTGAGTCGTATCCAGCTCTGGTAGTAACTTCTACGTGTATAACTGGATAAATAGGGGTAAAGTCATTTACTGTTAAAGTTGTATTGGGGGGTGTTTTATCTTGAAAGTAATCCAATATTGTTTGTGAAAGCCCTGATTGGGAACTAAGAGGCACCCCATCAAAACAAGCTACATACAAATTTACAGAAGTAAATACATCTGAAGCTGCAATAGCTTTTGCTACACCTGTAACTTGGGTTGCAATTTGAGCATAATCAAGAAGAGATACGGCGCGGTTTATACTACGAAGACTGGAGGGGGCATTTAACCTAATTGAGTCTGTTGATTCTGCATCTGCTCCACCAGTAGTCGGATTATCTTGAGCAATTTCAATGCCATAAAAACCATCACTAACAACGGTTGTAATGGAGTCAGCTCCAAGATTACCTAAGGCTCCCCCACCATACCTATATGTACAATAAATAGTAGTTCCAATGGGCGGAATTTTTCCAGAAACACCGTTACCAAAAACAATATACGTGTACCCTGCACCATCTGTAATTAAAGAGCACACTTCATCAGTAGCTGCATAATCAACAAGGTGTTGCGTAACATTATAAGTTCGATACGCTACTGTAACTACAACACTATCTTGAATAACGGGAACTTTACTAATTTTAAAAATTTGACTTGCATTACCATTTGAAATACCTACCTGCTCTTGCTTTACAGAAATTCCCTGCAAAATAGCCACCGATGAGGATGTGGCCCCAGAAGCTAAGTTAGTAACAGCAGTTTGAGTTTCAAAAGTTACTCGGTTACCATCTTGGTCAGGCTCTGTTGCCACACGAGTTCCGGCAGGAATAGTTTTAGTGCTTAAAGTGTTATTAAAGAATTGAATAGTTCCTGAGGCGGCTAAAACATTTGTAGGTGTGTAATTAAGTAAACGCGCAATATTAATTACTGTTTCTCTTTGAGTAGCAGAACTCAAAAAAGCTTCATTAGCGGCTCGGTCAATGTAATAGTTGAGCAAGTCTCCCATATAAGAGAATAGCTCAATCATAACAATTCCAAAGTCTGAGGAATCACGAGAAGTCCACTGAGGTGCAAAATTATCAATCAAGCCAACCATGTCATCACGAATGGCTTGGTAATCCCTAGATGTGTAATCTATTTGTGGGACTGGGGGTAAATTAATTGTCATAATTTTTACCTAGTACGCCTCTCCAGCTATTGAAAAACTACCAGACCTAACTTTAACAGATTCCTTGGCACCGCCAGGTGATATAAAAGTTATTGTCAATGTAACTGTTCCTGTTTGATAATTATACACTCCTTCAACATCTTCAAATTTAATATCCGGCAGCCAACGGCGTAAAGATTCGCTTACAGACTCAGAAATAGAATTAATAATAGTACTTGAAGGTTCAAAAGCAGCCAAAGAAGTTATAGATGCCCCATACAGGGGTTTCCATATACGCTCTCCCTTATCAGACCCAACTACAGCAGCAACTTTATTTTGCCAATATTTTTTATTGTCGGTAGTTACGTAACCAACATTGCCGCTTATAAATCTAAAAGGCAAGTCAATAGAAATATATTTAGTTGGTTTAGAGGGGTAAGAATATGTCATTTAAAATACTCCCATCCATACTGGAAAGTTAGGGTCTCCACCCTCGTACATAACCCACACGCCGTTACCGGCAGCGGAAAGGGGAGTGGAAACCGGGTCAACCGTAACAATGAGGCTTGCTGTCGTAGGCCTTGTGGGACTAGTACCAGCAGCGTAAAACTGAAGAGATACCTGCGCACTATCAGTCGACCAATAAAATTGCAGATAATCATCTTTATTTACGTTAAGAAGATAATTCCATCCAGAAACAGTGTGGCCATCCTCACCACCATGTTTATTAGGAATGGAAATGTATCCAGTACTACCGGCAACATCTGCATTAGCTCCGCTACCATTACCGGTACGAATCCAGATAAAAGCGTCATGAAGTTGGTTATCTGCGTTTTGAAACTGTCCAGACCATTGGATATTATAAAGACCTGCTTGCTCAAAAACAATCTTTGATTTGTTAGTAGTTTCTCCAGTGTCAGCAGTAAGGGTAACGCCATTATTAGCGTCCACTTGGTTAAGCGTCATTTTAGTAGCGGTGTTGGCGGTAGTAGTTTGAGTAACAAAACTTTGGAAAGACCCGTATGAACCATTTGCAAAAGAATTAGCAACTCCGGCAACAGTCAAACAAGGCCATGCCCAATTTGTCACTGCTGTTCCAGTAACTTGAGGTACTTGAACTTTCAATCGATTTTTTTCTAAAGGGTCGTTAGAATCAACCACAACACCTCTATAAATTCCGTAAAATCGTTTATCTTCAGGCGCATTAAATAAAGTATCATAAAAATTAGATGCCATTTTTGGCCCTCAATCTAGCTATTGTTCCGGGCAATCTATTAGAATCAAATAAAATTTTCTTTAAATTACTTGAATCGCTTTGCCAATATCTTCTAGTTACCGCATTTTGCGCTCTATTACTAGCTTCAGTAAAGCCGCTATATTCAAGAGCATTAACAGGAGATGTTGTAGACGTAAGTTTTGAATTAGGGGTTATAGTGGCTACATTTTCATTGCGAATAATTACTCTTGCACTGTTAGTAGGTTCACTTATTGTTTTTCCATCATCCCAAATTAAAGCGCCACCAATAGAGTCTGCACCTAATTCCATCTCAGTTAAATAGGTATAAATATTTCGATTCGTTTCAACAACTTTATGTCTTGCTGAAATAATAGTCCAATAACCATCATAATATTTATTTATGCCGGTTAAATAAACTGGCATATCTGGTCTAAGTTGAGGGTCTCCAATTACGGAAGCAGAAGCTCTGTAAGGGAACCTATTTTTTGCGTCTGCTGCCAAGGCTTCGCTTTGTGCAATAGCATAAGTGGGAGCTACTACATTAGTTGCAAAGCTATCAAAAAATTCTGTGGAAGAAATGTTTCTTGTTACAGCGAGCTTATCTTTATTAGTTTCACTAAATATAGTTTTTGCAAAAGGGTCCACCCCAGAAACTTTTACTGCTGATTTAAAAGCGTCCTCAAATAAGATTGACTCTCCAGCAAGCATATTAAATGAATAAATGGTAGAACCTTCTGGACTATTGGCTTCCGTCATGACAAATGAGGGAGCACTTGCTCTCATAGAACTGTAGTCTGTCATTAAAGGCGAAAAATAAATTTCAGTATTTTGTAGACGCAATGAATACCCAGACTGACGAGCAAGTCTAACCATTAGTTCTAAATCAGTATGTCCTGCTTGGGCAATTTGTTCATACACGCGGGGGTGGGGCTCTACATAATAAGAAAACCCATGTTTGTCAGCAATTTGTTTAACTACTTGGTCAGCAGTTACATTGGTATATATTTTTTGGTCCGCTTGTTTAAGTTTATAAGATGCGCCAATTAATAATAATTCAGCAAAATTTTTACCGGGACTTGATTCCGTTTCAATATTGTGGACATACCCATAAAACATGCGTGATGAAGTGTTGCTTTTTAATTCACACTGAACAGGAGTTCCTGGCTTTATAGATAAAAAATTTACATCCCAATCTTTAAAGGACACTTTAACCATTTCATGAGCGTACCTTTGTGTAATTAATTCAAAGGCATATACACGTCCCGGTCCTATGTTAGACAAGGGAAAGTCAATAGTTATATAATCAAACATTTGGAATTCTCAATATAGTTCCAGGAGTGATATTGAAGAAATCTTTTATTTCAGGATTGTATTCCACAATTGACCACCATAAATCTGGCCGATTAAAATACTTATAAGATAACCCCTCTAAACGTTCTCCTTGTTTATAAACATGGTCACGATAAGTTACAGTAGCCAAAGAATCAGGAGAATAAAAAACTATGGGCGTATATTCTCCATCATAAGATTTCCGAACATAGCCAACATTGGAGTTGTAGTATCTAGATTGTGGATTGATTGCCATTATTGCGATACCAGCTTTCCTTTAGACGCTTTTCCAGCAGTCGCCATAAGGTTGAAGGCAAGAGTAACGTCGCTCTCAATAGGAATCATGCCTTTTGTAAATCCAAGATGGGTCACACTTAAATTACTCACATATCCAATGTATGAAAGAGGTCCAATATCAATTCTTAAAAGAGTAGGTGTTAAAAATCCTATGTCAGAACTTTCAGCCATTTCTTTTGCCAATGCGTCGTTAAACCACCCAGGTCCATTGATAGCTTTATATAAATATTCAATATCTGCAATTGTTCCACGTTTTGCAAGTTCAGTAAGTTTTTTTATAAAAATGTCATTGTTATCTTTTGAGGAGTTTAAACCATGTTTGTAAGAGTTTCTTAAAGACTCTAAGTTGTTATTACTAATATTAAATTTTTGGGCATCTCCAGAAATGAGCCTATTAGAACGCAAAGCAAAAAAGTCATTGCGTCTATCTAATTTAATAGTTACTGAAAGAGCTTCTCCGCTTGGGAAAGCGCCTACAACCCCAGCAAACTTATCAAAGGCTGTAGGAGTTACATCAAGATTTACAGACACAGCTGTTTGAATTGATGTAGGATTCCATAAAAATTGGAACCCATAACGAGGGTCATCACCGCCGCTAAAATCTCCAGCATAAGAAGTATTAACGCGAGAATAGTAAAAAATTCTTCCGCGCCTTTTTACATGCATTGCATCTGTGTCTTTAATACCAATGCTATCTACAGTTAACCCATCCAAGTAATTGTTTTCTATAGGTAAGCTAGACACATGAGGAGGCAAATTCCAATTGTATTGTGTTTGAATTTCTTCAAAAGTTGGTCTAGTTATTTTTGCAGAATGCACATCTTCAGGAACTCCAACCCCCTTAACAAGTTCAAACTTATCTGGAGGAGTAGTTAAAGAACCTCCAGAGATATGTCTAACCAATGCTTGGGCGTCAGAGTTTTTACTAGGAGCAGCTGCATTAGTTTTAGTTTTGTAATTTACAGATACACTTTTTCCAGAGGCGGTCATTATTTTTTACCTGTCCCTTGCGTAACCCAGTCCCATTTAACATTTATAATAGGAGGCGCGCTTGTAAAATTAAAACCGTTTTTAGCTTCAGAGATAGGATTAGAAATATTACCACCAATAGCAGCCCCCCCAAGAAGCATCCCACCACCAAGCATAAATTTAAATATATCTCCAAAGGCAGAACCCCCAGAACCAAATAAGTCACTTACTTGACCCCCAGTACTTGTAAGCAACCCAATAAGACCGGCTCCTGCTCCGCCTCCAGCTCCCCCAAGAACTTCAAGAAATGATTGGAGAGCCCCAACTCCTTTAATAAAGTCATTACTACTCATGTTTGTAACAACTTGATTTAAGCTTGAAATAACATTGTTAGCTGAAATAGTTCCAGTATTTACAGGCGTAGCAAATTGTTGGTTCAACCTAGTGCCTAAAATATTTCTATTAGCAGTGCTAATTGCTGTTTGTGTGAGACCCCCACTGGCATTAAGAGATTCTTTTGTTCCCAAGGTAGCCATTTTTGCGCCCTTGTTTTTAGTCTTTTGAATAAGAGCTGCAAGTACAGATTGCCGCAATACATCATCATTACCAAAATATTGATTTAGAAGACTGTCTAAAGCATTACCAGACATAGCAGAGACTGCAATTGCTTCTTCAGTAGGTTCCTCACCCGCTGCAGATTTAAGGATGTCATAAAGTTGGTCAATAATTTCTGGTATGTCCCTCATACCAGTACCGTTATCATTACGGACATTAATACCAATCATACGTAGACGGTTAACACTTCTTGCTTGATTAAGGGACGCCACAGCCCCCATACCGCCTTGTAACCCAACACCAGGGCTTAAATTAGAAAATAAAGCTGCGCCACCCATAACGCCGCCAAAACTTTTGGTAGGCCCAAAATTATTTAAGCCCGGTAAAAGTCCTTGGCTAATTCCAACATTTGATGCATACATAGCATCCATATCGCTGGTTGCCATACCTAATTGACCTGCGGCAGTTTGCATATTGTAAGCTTGCTCTAGGTTTATATTCCTATTGTAGAACCCCATTCGTCTACCAAGCATTTCGGTATACATGGCTTTTTCGGGGGAAGGCAGCATCATTCCAAGAATCTGTTGGCTACCCATAGCTAAATTACCTGCAGCCCCAAGAATACCGCTAGTGGTTCCAGGTTGGAAAGGATTATTGTTTTTTGTTTTTATGTTGCTATAGTTGCCAATGTAATCTCTACCATCATCATTGGTGGCGCTTCCCAATCCAAAACTTGCCCCACCTGAATCGGGAAAAGGAGTACTTGTCGAGTAGCCTCCGCCTCCACCTCTTCCACCGCCATACCCAAAAGAATTTGCCGCAGAAACGGTTTGGTTTACTGATGCAGATATGCTTCCCGTAAATTGAGAAATTTTATCTACAAAACCACTAAGCGTGGCAATTAAAGATATATTTCGGGCCTCATCTGATTCAGCCATCTGTACGACCTCTACTTGCTCTTAGAATCCAATTTTGCCGTTGCCTAAAAGAAAGGTCGCGTATATCAGACAGCGACCAGCCCGTAAATACTCGTGAGAGTATTTCATATTGGTCCATTAAGCTTTCGAAATAATTTTTACCAAATACGAAACAAAGACTGAAGACTTAACGGAACACTAAGAACAATTCCGCAAGCCCCGCACGTCTTCTTCACCTCCCCGAGGCGTGGCCCCGGAGCGCCCTTAGACAAAAGCTCCACTATGGTTGCTCTGTCTTGAAGCCCGAGTTTCAACGCAATGGAGTTACCGATAACCGGCTCATCATTTACGGAAAGAATACACCCCGCCAAAACTATTGTTATAAGTTCTGCAGTTGTGCTGTTAGTAGATTCCGCAACTTTACGCTGAGTTACACCGTTTGGGTAAGCTACAACAAGTTTTCCTAATTTAGTGTCTACTGTAAAGGTTTTAGTGTAAGTCTCTTGTGAAAAAGAATTGAACTCCACATCATCCAATAAATTTATTTCTAGTAGTTGATTGGTAGAACAACCACTGCAAATAATGTTTAAAGATTCTGTTGGGCCAAACGTTACTCGTCTAATAGCAAGTAATAAAGCGTCTCTATCACCGGCAAAAAGCGAATCAAGTTCAAGAGCTCCTGGTGAAGTTTCTCCCAGCTTAACAACACCTCGTTGCAAAATTGTATTTAATTTTGCTCCGGGATTTTCAATTACTGAAATAGCCTCTTCATCCGCTCCATTGAGTTCCCGAACTTTTGCAGTTTTGGCAAACTCACCGTTTTGTAATCTAACTCCACCTGGAAGTTCAACTAGAGTATCAATCGGAGAAGTGGTTTTAATTTCATCAGTAAAACCACCAATGTCTTTAACGGCTTGATTTACAGCAATTGGGTCGTTAATTATTTTACTCATTATTCACCTTATGTAAGTGCGTTGTATGCAGGAGCTCCAGTTGCGCTCGTAGCAGGTTTTCCTAGCGTATCAGTAAAGTATACTCCAAGACCTTCATGAACAAAGGTCAACGTTTCAAAATGCAATTCATTTCCGCCAGCATTTAATCCACGGTACTGCAACCCACTAAGCCACGCATTACGAACAAGAAAAGCCATTCTTGGAACAGCGTCCTCATTTTGACCAGCAGAAGGGTGGTCCAACACTGTGATTTTAATGTCGCAACGAAAATCTTTTAGAGTTCCTGTTTTTTGTGGACCTGAAGTAGTTGGTAAGGCAATTCCTTCACCGCTAGTTGCTGCAAAAAGGCCGCGCATCCAAGTAATTGCTTGGTCTTGTCCATATAAAACACCACGACTCATAGTGATAGGACTGTAGCTAACTTGTCCTGGAATATTGTGAACAGTAGCGTTGTAACCACCCTCACGATAAGTAATTGGTTGCACAACAGTTGAGAGTCCGTCAATATTACTGAAACCACCTGTAAAACTAAACACGCTATCATCAAAAATTGGGTTACCGTTGGCAGGTTTTAAAAACTGCGCTCGGAATCTAAACCCTCTTAATGGGTCTGTTTGAATAGACGAAAACGCACTAATATTACTCATAGTTTATTATCCTACCGTTGAAATGTAAGCGCCAGAGTTTGTCTGGCCAATCTTGATGATGATGAATTCAGCAGGTCTGGTTAATGCCACACCTACCTCAATGTTTAGCTCGCCATTATTAATCGAATTTGAAGTATTATTTGTAGAGTTGCACTTTACATAAAATGCTTGCTGTGCTGTAGAACCAGCAAGCCCACCATCAGTCCAGAATTTGTACAGGAATCCATTTACAGCACTATTGACCGAATCCCAGAGTTTTTGGGTATTAGGCTCAAAAACAAACTGGGCTGTTAAATCAGAGAGTTGTTTTCCTAAATAAATAATTGAGCGTCGGACCGGAACATAACGGTCAGTACTTACGTTACTTAAGGTACGAGTACCCATAACGCAAAAACCTGCGCCTGGAATTTGTTTGATTATATTAATAGATACAGGGTTATTGTTTAGCTTAGAGTAATCAGCTGTGGAAACTCCCTTAACTGATACAGCGTCTTGCACAACCGCATTAGTTCCTGCGGGAGCTTTATAAACACCGCGATTCACATCAGTTGAAACATAAATTGCTACTACAGCTCCGCCAGGCGGTATAGTTTTTGTATTTGAAGAACCGGGGTATTTAGAATCTCCCACCGAAATCTGCGGATAGTAAAGGGCGCCGTACTTAGCATTAGATTGAGAATAAGTATTAACTGTGGTTAACACATTTGTTACTGTGTCATTTGCAGAGTCAATAACAGCAAAAGCATCGCCACGACCAGCAGCATACGCCAGTATTTTATTAACATTTGTAAGGGTCGTTATGTTAGGAAAGTTAAAAACCAAAGGTCCTGCAACCCCATCAAGGCGGGCAAGCTGTTTGTCCAAGTCAGTATTTTGAGTACCGTTAGAACCTGAAACTACAGCAGTTGCATTAGCCGTGGCAGTTGTTCCAAGCTTAATTGCAGTCTTTACAAAATCTTGAACATTGTAAGTAAGTGTGCCATCGCCACTACCAGCAGCAGAAATGTTTGCTGAAGTTGTGCTTAATGACCATGTTCCCGTGAACACAGGTAATCTAAAGCGAGTTGTAGAAGTTGCAGTGGTATTACCTAAAGTTACAGTAACCCAATTAGAATTAATTATTTTGGCAAAATAATTTGTATCGTCTGAGTTCATACTCAAGCTGTACCATCGCTCAACAACTTTAGTATTAGCAGCATCAATATTTAAATCGCCGTAAGTTGTAGCTGCTGTTGAATAGTAAACAATAAGGTCAAATAGCAAATTGCTACCACTATTTGGATACACACCAACCCAAATGTTGTTACCCCAAGCTCCGTGGTCTTTAGCAGTTACAACAAGAGAAGTAGTGGTGCTGTTTGCCGCCCCTGCAATTGTAATACCTGAAGCTTGAGTAGCCGTGGCAACATCTGATGCTCCAGTCCACACAAGTGTGGTAACTGTGTTTGTGTTGGTTTTGACAACCCAGTCACCTGTATTCAAGAAGGTAAAACCAGTTGCTGTAATACCAGCAAAGTCAATAGCTGTTCCAGAAGCAAGATTTGCAAATGGAGTTCCAGATGCAGCCGTAATGGTCAGCTGGTTTGACGCAGTGGCAGTTGCAAAAGTCCAGTTGACGCTGCCCTGAGTAAGCGCAGCGTTTTGGTCTCGAAGAGATGAACGTGTTTGAGCAGCATCCGTGGCTACAATGTCCCGAACAACATAAGCCTGCCCACCGCCGTTATCAAAGAAAGACTTTACGGCATATTTAAGGTCAGTCGCATTTGACCAAATATCCGTATTTGAAGAGGTGCTTCCGTAGCTAAAATAAGTTTTAAAATCTTCAAAGCTTGTAACTAGCGTAGGAACTCCAACAATAAAACTGTTGTCATCTACTACCGTAGGCCCTCTGTCCGAACTACCAACAAACGCAGCGACAGATGTGACATTATTAATAGTCGTGACGCCGTTCAGGTTGGAAATTTCCTCAACCCTAACTGTGCCGGGGGTCTGTGCCATTACTTCTCCTTGTTAATAAATCTAAACCGGGGTAAAACCACTCGGTATA